CGCCTCTATAAGTTCGCTCACCTGCTTCACCTCATATTGTCTGCCGCACTCGACGCACCGCCCGCTTTCGGGCTTGTTCTCCGCTTGGCAGGTTGGGCAGGTCACGCGGCAGTGGCCCGATTCGGAAATGTCGATGTCAAGAATAGGAATCATTGCGACACCTCCACCCACTCGCAACCCGGACTCTTCAATTCGCGTAGGACTTCCAGCGCCAGAGACGCACTGAGAAGGAGATACTTTTCAGCAGCATCAGCATCAGCATAAGCAGCAGCAGCAGCAGCATAAGCAGCAGCATAAGCAGCATCAGCAGCAGCAGCAGCATAAGCATCAGCATAAGCAGCATCAGCATAAGCAGCAGCAGCAGCAGCAGCATCAGCATAAGCAGCAGCAGCAGCAGCAGCATCAGCATCAGCATAAGCAGCAGCAGCAGCACGCGCCTCTCTCGCCGCTTCGTAGCTGCCTTCCTTCTCGCAACGATCCGCCGCCGCCATGCAGCGAGGATTTTCGCGTGTTACTTTCAGATCGCGGAAGAGTGTTGGGATCAGCACGCGAATGGTTTTCTCAGCCAATCGCTTAGAAAACTCGCGATCCTCGACGACACCCGCGCTGCCGATTTGCGCGATACCGAGATCCCGCAATCCCTTCGCCCGAGACTCCGGCGACTTCCAGCGCAGAGAGTCATTCAAGCGAATCTTGTAACGGCACACGGCGGCCGAAACGCACGCAGGCTCATCGTTGAACGGCAAGCCCATCGCCTGGGTGATGGCGGCTTCGATGCACATTTGCCCGTCAGCCCTGCCGACGCCCACGCACAGCCCGCGCTCCAAGATTTTGTCGAACTTTTCAATGACGCCCTTGAAATCAATCGCAGTGCTCAACGCTCTCTCCTTTCAATCCGTTCACTTTCTCGGCCTGCATTGCCGCCCAACATTCGCGGCATATCTCGATCCCGTAGATGAACACACGCTCAATCGTTGTCGTTCCGCAAACCAGACAGGGTTCCATGTGCTCTCCTTTCCCGTGTGCTGAAAATTTCTGCAATTTCTATTGCGCTTCCAGCCGTAAGCCTTAAACTGACTTGCTTACGTATGGAGTGTTTTACACACGTGTGGAGGATTTGTCAACAATGAAAGTGGTCGAGTTGTTAGAAACTGTTGCGGCTATGGTAGTGACCGAAGAAAAACTGAAGTGGTGGCTGGCGCGTGAAGTCCGCCACCTGCGCGAGAACTACAGCGCTGCCCACGGTGGTCTTACGCAAAAGGAATTCGCGGCTCACGTCGGAACGGATTGGAAAAATATCTACAATATTGAGGAGCAGAACCACATGCCGAAGGTCGATCTCCTGAATCAGATCGTCACGGCCTGCGAAAGCAACCTCGCCAAGTTCTTCATGGACCTCTTCACTCGCATGGAACTCACCGAAATTGAGCGTTCCAATAAGGAAGAGGCGGAAATGATCTTCACCCTGGTTAAAGGGTTGTCAAATCCGGTGACGAAGAAATTTCTTGGCGAGGCCGCAAAGCATGTGGAAGAAGTTCTGCGGCTGATCGAAGCTCAATAGTGTCGCTGATGAACGAGAGGTAGGCCCGCGCTCGCTCCCGATCCTGTTCCGTTCCGCGCACCTCAATGTTCGCCACGTCCATCATCACTGTCGATAACCAGCACATCAGACTTACCTCTTTCTTTGGCCGACGGAAACCGATAATACGCGAAATTTGACCGTTTAGTTACAGCCCTTTTGTACGGCATTTGCCGTAGTTTCTCTGTACGCAAGCGTACAAACGAAGATTTTTGTTGAAGTCCACTACATCATTGTGTAAAAGACTGAATACGTATGACGCTTGAACAGGCAACCCGTAAAATTCGCAAAGCTATTCTGGGCTCCGGTAAGAAGAAAACTGTAATCGCACGCGAGGCTGGAATCACAAGAATCACCGTTCATACCCTCCTGAGCGGCAAGCATCAGCCGACCGTAGACACGCTGTTGCTGTTGGCGGAATCGCTGCCTGTGCCGGGTATCAACATCAACGCCCCGACCAAGAAGCCTAAACGCGACATCGCCTGAAGGGACTGAGATGCCTGCATCTGCAAAGCTGACTGGATCTGCAAAACGGCGCACGACCGTAGACCGCAACAAGCGCCGATCCATCGACAGGCTCCACAAGTGCGAATGCTGTCCCGAAATCTACTACTGCGAACCGTGCAGCGAAACGGCAACACGCGGCGCTCAGAGCTTCGGCACGAACAGCGCACTCTACAAGGAAAACAACGTGCCGCACCGTTTCGTGTGTCCCGACTGCCGACGCAAGCGACGAAAACCGACAGGGCCGCGAACCCACGCCGGAAGGCCGAGAAAAGCGGAGGGGAGCAGGGGATGAAGGAAGTCTTTCTGACCGCAAAGCAGGTTGCCGAACGCTACGGCATGTCGAAGCAATGGCCGTACCACTGTCCGGAGCTTCAGGCCATTCGCCGGAAGATCGGGCGTTCGGTACGCTGGAAGCTCTCCGACATCGAGGAATTCGAGCGCCAGGATCGCGAAAAAGCCACTGGCGGCAAACCGGCAGACCTGCTCTGGGAGAAGGCCAAGCAGGACGAAAAACGCGCCAGTAAAGTCAAGTTCACGATGTAAACCGTTTAAAATATTATGCGACACTCGACAACGAATACCGATACGGACCTACAAACGCCGACACAGTCAAATGCTGCGGAACAAATGGACTTAGCCGTTGGCCCTGTAGATGATGTCGTATTAGATACAAATAAACATAATGTATCTTCTGCGCCTTTCTGCACAGCAAGTTACAGCGACATAATCCCAAACAACCGGGCCGCGCACAAGGAAATCCCTGAACTTACCCCTCGGCAGATTGAACGGTTTTGGGCGAAGGTTCAGAAGACGGACGGGTGTTGGTTTTGGGAAGGCTATTCCGCTTACGCGAATCCGGCCAAGACGATCTTCTATGGCGTCTACTGTGGCTTCAAGGTTCATCGAATCGCTTACACCCTCCAGTACGGCCCTATCCCGCCTGATTACACACTCGATCATGTCAAGGCTCGCGGCTGCGTCAGTACGCTTTGTGTCAGGCCCGATCACCTTGAACCCGTCACGATGCAAGAGCAAATCCGCCGACGCGATGAGGGCCGCGTAGTCGGCGGGCTTTCCGTTTGTAAATGGGGCCATATCCGCCCCGCTGGACGCAAGGCCAAGTGTCCGGAATGCGCTAGGCATTTCGTTAAGGAAGCCATCGCCCGCCGGTATGCCAAGAATCCAGAGGCTACCAAGGCTAAGTGGCGCGAAGACCGTAAACGACAAAGAGCCACTGCGAAAGCCAAGAAAGAACTCCCACCGCGACCGGAGGTTATATGACGCCAAACAGTTTCCTCATCCACGAGCGCGATCAGCTTTACCGCGACTACCAGCGGGGCCGTATCGACGCGCCTGAGCTTTTGCGCGAGCTGCGGAGGCTCGACACCGACGAGCACGAGCCGTCTATCGGCTGGCTCGGCGTGACGCTGTTCGTTCTGGTCGTCGGTGCGGCGGCTTTGGCGGCGGTGCGATGAAGAAGAAGGAGCCGCAGAAGTGCCGCAAGTGCAGCGTTGAGCTTAGCTGGAAGGAACTACTGCACGGACTCTGCTTTGTGTGCGAGTCCGATGAGGCTCGTAAGGAACAGGAATTTAGCAACCGGCACCACGGAGCATTGCGGAGTGGTGATTAATCGACATTCTTGCTCACGAGAGCGGAATCCAGACTCGATATCCGTCAAGCGAAGGGCGGCGGGCGGTGCAACTCGTGAAACCAGTACGGCCACGGGGCTAATAACCGAGCAGGCTATGAGGGAATCGCCCCGTGGTACGTGGTAACTGACCTTTAACCCGAAGGAGGGAGTGTGAAGAAAATGGAAATCTATCGGCAAGGCGACGTGCTCATGAAGCGCGTTCGCTCTATCCCTAAACAAGCAAAACAGCAGGAAACCAAAGACCGGATCGTGTTGGCCTACGGAGAAGTCACGGGGCACGCTCATGCGATTCACGATATCGACAGCGTGGACGTTTTCGTCGGCAAAAACGGCGAGCTGTACTTGTCGGTCAAGGGCGATGTCGCGCTGCGCCATGAGGAGCACGCGGCGATCGCGCTGCCACCTGGGAATTACGAGCGCGTGATCCAAAGAGAATATTCGCCTGAAGAAATCCGGAACGTGATGGATTGAGATGATGGCGAAGAAGAAGATCGAAGACCTGACTGACGCGCAACGCGCGCAGCTTCCTGCGTACGTGAAGCGATGGACCGAGGTCGGCTTATCTACAGCGCCGGCCGACCGGCCGGCTGCCGAGGCGGCGATTGCCGCCGCCTATCGCGCAGCCGGCCTCGCATCCCCGAAAATCGTCTGGTGCGGTTCGCCCCTGTCTCAGGGGCTCACTCGCGCCCTCGTCCTCGATAGGAAATTCGCCGAAAAGGTTGGGCGGCTGTTGTCGGACAGCGTCTGGGCCAGCGTCTGGGACAGCGTCAGGGACAGCGTCAGGGCCAGCGTCAGGGCCAGCGTCAGGGCCAGCGTCAGGGACAGCGTCAGGGCCAGCGTCTGGGACAGCGTCTGGGCCAGCGTCTGGGACAGCGTCAGGGACAGCGTCTGGGACAGCGTCAGGGACAGCGTCAGGGCCAGCGTCTGGGACAGCGTCAGGGACAGCGTCAGGGACAGCGTCTGGGACAGCGTCAGGGACAGCGTCAGGGACAGCGTCGGGGACAGCGTCGGGGACAGCGTCTGGGACAGCGTCGGGGACAGCGTCGGGGACAGCGTCAGGGACAGCGTCGGGGACAGCGTCTGGGACAGCGTCGGGGACAGCGGTTACGGTCAACACGATGCGTTCTGGATTGGCTTCTATGCGTTCTTCCGTGAGCAATGCGGCCTAACCGAGGAGACCGAAAAGATTCAGGGCCTGACGTCACTCACCAAAAGCGCGGGCTGGTTTCTGCCTCACGAAAAAATCTGCTGGGTTTCCGAGCGTCACAACATTCTCCGCCGTGATGAGCGCGGCCGATTACACAGCATCGTGGGGCCGGCAGTTGCGTACCCGGATGGCTGGGCAATTTATGCCGTTCATGGTGTGCGCGTGCCTGCCGAAATTATCGAAAAAAAGGAATCCATCACGTCGGACCGGATCGACAAGGAATCGAACGCAGAAGTTCGAAGGGTCATGATCGAACTGATGGGTTACGAGCGCTACATCTTCGAGTCGGGCGCGAAGCTGATCCACTCCGACGAAACAGGAGCACTCTACAAAAAGGAATTTACTGACGATGAGCCTCTCGTGATGGTGCATGTCGTCAACTCGACGCCGGAACCGGACGGCTCGATCAAAAAATATCTGCTCCGTGTCCCGCCAACAATGGAACGTGCGCGGCAGGCCGTGGCTTGGACCTTTGACTTACCAGAGGCAGAGTATCGGCCTTTGATTGAGACCTGACCGTTACTGAACTGACGCTAACGCACGCTGTACGTAGAGGGGCTGCTGATTTGAAGACTGTTGAGACATATAAGGAGAAAACGATGAACAACAATTACGCAACCGCACCAGCAGGTCGCGTCGAAGGACCGTCCGCGCCAGACACGATTTCGGCATATCTCAACGAGGCCATGCACGATCTGAATATGCTCAACGAACATCTCGATCAACTTCATATCCGGCTTTACGGGCCTACGCCGAAGAATGACGAAATTAAAGGTGGCGGTCAACTTCTGGGGGCAATGGGCATCCATGAGCTTTCAAGAACGCTCAAGAACGCAGCATCCAACGCGCTCGACCGCCTGAACAACGTCGAACAACAACTGTAACCGAGACACCGCACGCTGACTGAGAGGCTGCTGATTTGAATTCCTGGTTCCGATTTTATGAGTCTGTTCTGGACGATCCGAAGG